AAAAAAATATGGTTTAGATTTTTTTATTTCACACTGGATTGAAATGGGAAGTGGACTGCCATTTCCTCACTTCTTTCAAGTAAATAGAGATGGAATTGCCAAAGGTATAGTCGTGCTCGACCTAGGAGGATTAAAATGATCACTAGTGAAAAGCAGTATAAAGAAGCAGTTAGGAAAATCGAGATGCTTGGGCTCTCTTTGTCCTCTCCTAAAAAGAAAGATGTTCCTGATATTATTGAAAAAGCAGGAAGATCTCAAATATTAGAGCTGATTGAAAGCATAAAAGAAGAGATAAGAGAATTTGAAACATATAAACAAAACCTGCAACATGCCATAGAGATGGGATTAATAAATAACAAAGAGCACAACAACAGTCAGAGTAAGCTATCTTATGAGCAAAGACAAGAAATAAAACAGTTGTTGTTAAATAAAACATCTCAAACTAAAATTGCAAAACAGTATAATGTATCACCAAAAACTATAACCAGAATCGCTTGTAAAATGATTAAAACAGGAGAAAAACCAAGAGAAAATATAAAACTAAACTATAATGATGCCAAAACTATAAGGTTAAAACTTAATGAAGGCGCAAAATTAAAAGATATTGCGAAAGAATACAATATTAGCATTGGCGCTGTATGGCTAATCAAATCAAACAGGCTTTACAATAAATTTACAGATTAACATGTTTACATGGCCCAATAATAGGCCATGCTTATAATGAGAGTAAATTAATAAGGAGAAATAAATGAACAACAATAATGATCTATTAACTTGGCTGGACAACATAGATGACAATTATCTATTAGATTTATCACCTGTTGATGTAAGAACTACAGTGAATGTTAATGATGATTATGACAGATACAATGATTTAGAAAATGGAGACGTTTATGAGTGGTAAACAAATGTTATATGAATTGCTTTATGCATCATCCTTTTCGAAGGTAATGAAAAAATATGGTGTTTCATTTGAAGAATTAAACAAAAAAATTGTAGATGAATTAGCAAGGAGAGAAAGAAATGAAAGACAGAAGACAAACTGTAATACCCAAAGAGTTATTACAAAAATACGACAATGAGTTTCACCAAGCTATTAATGACAAGAGAGCAAAATTAAAGCTCATTGTTAATAAAGAACTTAAACTACGTTCTATGTCATGTCAAAAGGGTGAAATTATTTCTGGCAAGTTTAATGAATATTGGATCTAATATCATGAACACATTTTGTAGATGGTTGTTAAGATTAATTGATTGGTTGCAGGAGAAAGTATCATGAAAACATTAAATAAAGCCATACACATACTTATAGTGATGTGTATTATTAGCACAACAACATTTGCACATGCTGCATCAGGTTGCACAACATACATGGTGTGTGATGATAAAGGCTATTGTTATCCAACCACTGTTTGTTATTGATTAACAGGAGACTGATTATGATTAAATTACTATTAATATCTTTGTTTCTCGCTTTGCAACAAAGAAAGCATATCATACAATTGACTCTAGGTGTGTTGTTGTTTATTGTGTTGTTTCCTGTTAATAGTGCTGTATTAGGCTCTATACAGATGTTTGATTCAGTTGCCCCCGTTAACAACATTCAAGTGTCTACAGTTTTTGAAAGGCTAGATACTTGTATAAGCTCTACAGTTGAGGCTAGAGAGGCTTTCTTGTTTAGTAATAGGATACCACCAGACTCACTGTTTGTTGGCTCTTGTGTGGACATAGACACATTACAGAGCCTTTATAACACTGCTGTAAGGAAATAATATCATGATCGATATAACCTTACCCCATAAAGAGGAATACGCAAAGAAAGGTATAATTTTAACTGTTGTCCCTAAAACACCGAAAAGTTATTGTGTCGTTAAACTGAGAGGTATTAAAACATGGACCACATACATACATGATTCAGGCTATTTTACTTCTTAAGCATTAATAATTATGCAACAAGATAGAGATGTACTAAAGGAGTTGAGAGATGAGTAAAGATGATAATTGGGGTGTTAGTGAAGAAGATAAGCTTGAGAAAGTTAGAAAACAAGCCATTGAATCTGTGTCTAGATTGTATCCATGTTTATTAGAGGAAATATGGGATTGGTCTAAAGGTATCTTAGGCTTTGCATTTGCTATTGGTGTTGTTGGCACTATTGGTGTATTAGTGTTAGCTTTGGCTAAATATATGGGAGTTTTGTGATGAATAAAAGTAATATTAACAAAGCAATAGAAGATCTTATTAAATTTTATACACCATGCTATAAATCGAATAAAGAATCTGTTAATAAAAGAAATATCTATAAAGGCATAATCATAGGCATGCATTTATTGAAAGAAAAACTAAAGGGGGCTTTTGATGATGAACAAAGACAATGATTATCCTTTGGTGTTTAAAGGTGTATTGGTAGAAATAGATCAGTTCGGCGACTATTACATTGATGGTCAGGTGACAGCAACTAAAGATGTAATGGGTGATTGTCCATTGTTTAAGGGCACATGGTTTAATTTTGAAATTACTAATTATGACGAACTATCTCAGTTTACCAATAGTGATTTAGACAGAGAATTTAAAGCTAAGGCTATTGCCTCATTGATTGAAATACATAACGATTGGTTAGAGCTTAGAAAACCACCTGAGCCAGTTAATCAGCAATCTTTTAGATATTGCTTTGAATAAGGAGGTTGATTATGATTAGTTATTTTAATGTCTACAAGAACGAGCGCCCCTCCCCCTACACCAGTGATATTTATGAAATTTGTTTTCAAATAACTGATGGTGATTTTCAACGTATGAATGTTTCATTGTCGGGGCTGTTAGCTATAATTGAACAACTTGAAAGCACTTTGTTTGATTTAAATAAATTTTATGATAAGGAAAAGAATAATGCTTAACAATTTACCTGTATTCTTTGTGTCATTGGCAACTGGCAATATGCATTGGGAATATAATTTCTTGAAAAACTATTTCCCTGTTATTGAAAGGAATCACAATAATAATTGCATATTGCAGTTTGATGCCAAACAAGATAACAAACCTTTTGAATTGTTATTATTAATTCTTAAGTCATTTAAGAATTCTAAATGCATTATTGAGCATAAAGGAAAGGTTAAGGTTTTAAACTATATACAAGATAAATATGTGGAGCTGAAATGATCAATAATTTTGTACCGCTTAACCCATTAGAATATTCTGAGCCTTTACACGATATTGTGTTATTACTCAATGCATTTGTAGAAGAAGGACTTAAACTGAGGGATGAATATATGATATATTTGCATACACATAATCAGACACCTGAGCTAAAGAAGCATAAAGACAAGGTACAAATGTTGTTTGATGCATTAGTAGCTCAGCCTATGCTTAAATTAACCCCTAATCTTAAAGATTATGTTTATCAGGTGTATGATTATGTGCAAGGGTTAATGAGAGATATTGATTTGATTGAGGAATTTAGATAATGTACAAATACTATGACACAGAAGATGAAGCAATTGGTAATGCCTTAAAGGATTATGGATGGCAAAATGATTTTGTTGGTAAAAATTGTGAGGATTTTGGCAACGAATATTGCGCAGGGTGGGATGGGGAATCAAGAAGATGTGAATGCGGTAACAGAAGGGTTTATTGGTGCCCAGAACAAAATGATGAAGGTAAATGGTTTGCTTTTGCGGAGGCTTGGTGATGGACAATGAAATATATGTGTTAAAAGGGAATGACTGCCCTCATGGATCAGAACCTTGGATTATCACAGTTTCACTAGATTTGCAATTTTGTTTAGATAAAGCGCATGAGTTTTTAGCAGGAGAATATAAAGAATATAACAACATATATGCTACAGCTTGGGTTGATGTCTATGTTGATGGAAAGTATGTTAGAACAATTAATATACTCAACACAGAGGGGATTATTGATAATGACAAACAATAAGTTCTATTATAGCGCTGTGGGTGAATGTAGGACGCTTGAAAGCTGGGATAAGGAGTCAGTAAGGGTATACAAAGAAATAGGCTGTGAACGCCCTGTAGACTGGTGGAATCGGTGGGTAAAGATAATGGAGATAAGCACTGTACCACCAGAGAAGAGAGTATCTAAACTATTCTTAACTAATGTAGGGGATAATTACAGAGGTAGAGGATTGTCTCAAATTATAAAAAATTCTAAAATTAGACAACAACGAAGCAAGACAGAAGCAAAAGAACTTATTTTAGATAAGAGAACAGAAAAGCAAATTGATAACATAATGGGATGTTCTTTGGTTGTTGATAGTGATCAAAAAGATTTAACTAAATGGGTTTATCAAGGCAAAATAGAATTAAGAGAAGATTTCTCTAAACTGAACGCTAAGCCATTGATAAAAGAAATTAAGTTATTAAACAAGCAACTAAGAAAAAATATAAGAACAATTAAATTAAAAAAAGATCCATCTAAGCAGCGTTTCAGGCTAACTAAAGAGCAACTTAACATTCTTAAAAATAAAATTAAAAGCGGGATTATTGGCCATAGATCAGGAACTGCGCATAAAAACTCTAAACTCTCTGATAAGCAAATAAATGAAATGTTTAAATTAATAGGGGAGAAAGTTCCTTATAGGGCAATAGCAGCTAAATTAGGGATTAGTAAAGGCGCTATTGATTTTCATGTCAAAAAACATAAAACTCAAAATAACCAACAAGCACCATACATGAGCTATCGAGATTTAGCGAAGCAATTTGGTGTTGTTCCAAGCACAATATTTACCGCTGTTAAAAAGATTAAAGAGGGGATACTATGATCAATCAAGATTACATTAAAACTTTAGATTGTGGCATAAGAGGGATTAGGTGGGAAGAGGGTTATACAAATTACCCACTCATATTTGATATGATTTTAAACACTTTTCCAGATGATATAGATAATTTCTATTTTGATGTAAAGGTTCACATGTTAATGCCCAAACAATTCCCCTGCATCCCCAATTGGCACAGAGATTTTGTCCCCAGACCAAACGGGAAGCCGGATTTATCCTTGATTAAGCCAGAATACCCTTTGTATCTGTGGTTATCTAATCCGCCGTTAACGCAATTTGAAGATGGCAGAGAAGTACAACCACAAACATGGATTAAATTTACTCAAGAAGACCTACATAGAGGTGTTGAAAGTACAGAGCATATTTGGAGGTTGTTTATAAGAGCAAGTCATGAAGAAATTATGCCAGAGCACAACAAACAATTAGGAAAAGTAAGACATTCTCAGGTTTATTTAGATTCGGTTAATTTTACTTGGTAAGGAAATATTATGATTTTATTCATATTTATATTGTTAATAGGGTTCAGTATAGGATGGATGTTGGCTATATGGCTATTAACCAAGGATTTAGAAGCATTAGAACAAGATTATCAGGAATCACTCAAAACAATCAAGAAGCAAGAAGATTTAATAGAAACATTGTTTAGCGAGATTGATTGGTTCTTTCACAAGTCAAGGCAATAGTTAACCGCTGTAGCAGGTCAAACTGATATTACATGCTTTAGGGGGTAGGATTATGTTTACTAAGCTTAGAATTAAATTTTGTGAGAGAAAAATAAAGCAGCTAGAAGAGCTTATATGCAAAACTCAAGAGCAGATTGAGTTTCTTAATTCCAAGATGAAATATTATGATGATTATTTTTCAGAGGAGAAAGGTTTTATAAGATATTGTTTAGACCAATATGCATTTGATTTGTTTAATGAGAAACAAAAGTTAAGATATTTAACTAAAAATCTAGACACCAAACACACTGAAAAGTAACTTTGTCACGATTTCTATGTCTTTAGGGCTTTTCCTGCATTTAACAGTGAAATCAATTTGATTAGGTTTACTATGCTTACAAGAGACAGCCATATCAATACCCATGCTTCTTAGTTCATTGATAAATTTCGTGATGTCTGGAGTCACGCCCCAAGACTTAATACCAGAGGTGTTATACTTGGGTAATGGAATTGGTAAGTTAGTCATAATATCACCTTTTGTTCATCATTGTTTACAGTAATCATTTCACATTATACCTCAATTGTATTAATAATTTTCCATGTTTAATATCACATGATACCCTTGCTGCTGTCTTCATGTCTTGAGATTCATACAATAGATTAGCCACAACACTAAGAGAATGTATCATCTCTTGCCCATTATCCATTTTAGAGAGCAATAGCATGGTTTCTGCGATGTCTTCAATATCACTTTTTATGTAATCCTTGGGTGTTAGTTCTTTCTTTTTAGGCATTATCTTTACACTCACACTGATACCATTCTTCAAGACAATCTGGGCAAATATATTGAGCTGTTTTAGGTATTTTTATTTCCTCATAATTATCAATCATGGCTTGGATTTTATCTAGCAACGGTTCATACATACTCCTAGGCCAATTTGCGTGATAAAAATCAGACTCAACACATTGAGCAATTAATTCCAATTCTTCTTTAGTGAAATCATTCATAATTATTTCTTCTTAATAGGTGTAATATTGTTTTGCTTCAATTCCTCTCGGTTCTTCTCTTTAGTATAGTCTGCAATGCTATCTTTCTGCAATTCTATTTGAAAATCTAGCTCTGTCATTACAAGATGCTCCAGCTTATCCTTAATCACACGATTAGAGGGGCATATCATATTCATTGTTTCAACAAGATTCTTTAAAGTTTGTGACCAATTAGATTCTTGTTCAGGGGCAGGGATATGTATTGTTAAATCTGGATCATTGCTCATTGTTTAATCCTTAGAGTTAGTTGTATTCATAAAGATTAGCATCTTTTATAAACTCTTCTTGTTCTTTGGTTAATAATGCTCCCCTTCCTTCTAATGCCCCTATTTTATAGCCAATTAGAGCTATAGTATGGATAATATCATAAGGGGTATAGTTTGCATAGTCATTCCACTCTTGTAACATAATCGCCAATTCGTCGTACAACGGCAATTTTTTATACTTTGGCATTGGTAATCCCCCTCTGACCATTGTATTTACCACCACGATCACTGTATGATGTTAAACAATCTTCTCCTTGAAAGAATAGCACTTGGATTATCCCTTCATTACTATAGACTTTAATAGGATGAGGAGTAGAATTAAACATCTCTATTGTTAAATGACCTTCCCATCCAGCCTCTAGCACAGTGCTTGGGGTGTTAAGACCGCAGCGGGCATAAGTTGATTTATTAGTGGCTAATCCTGTTACATTACGTGGCATCTTAATGTATTCAATTGATCTACCAAGAGCAAAGGAATTGGGAGGGATGATAATATAGCCCCTATTTGATACATTAAGAAAATTATATTCATCAACATTTTTAGGATCTATTACATAGGTTCCATCAAAGCATATTTTATTTTTATATGAGCCATCTGTTGATTGCCAAACATATAAAGATGTATTTTCCCATATTTTAAATTCATCAGCTAATCTCAGGTCAACCCCATACGAACTTAGACCATAACTAATGATACGATTTCCGTTTTCTTCTTTTATTGAGGAAGTTTGGTATGGGGACAATAATTTTTTCTCTTTACATAACTTTAATATTTCACGATCAGATAAAATCACTACTTACTCCTTATAGGTTAACACCTATGTTTGTGCTTCCCTCATATGATTCGGGAAGGGATGATATCAAAACAAAAACAGAAAAAGGGTAAAAAGAAAAAATGGTGATGCTTTATGTTCCCATGTTTTTAGTGTTTTGTCAAGTGTTTTATTTGTAACAGTTTGTAACAATTGTTATTTATTAATAACTTACATATTAATTTAAAATATTTTTATGTTTGGGTATTTACAAAAATAAAAAAGTATGAAATAATGTTCTTACAGTTGAGAGTGATGTCTACTAACTGAGGCCAAGCCTGATAGGTGCTGTCACATAATTGGCCATTGATTGTGAGTGCCGAACAGTGGCAATAAATTACAGGGCATAAAAGGATCTCATGGCCTAAGTGCGGATAGGAACCTTACATAGTATAACGGCAAGACTGTAGCCGCACTCGCCGTGACAGCTTGGAGAGACAAGCAATTAATTTGATGGTTTAGAACTGATAGGGTGATCCGGACACGTGGGAACGTTGCACTTAGAAACCCACTAAGCGAATAAATGGGGAAAGATTCCGGACGAAGCATAGATGTTCTCTATGTGGTGCAAAAGCCAACAGAAATGTGGTGTCCTAGAGGTTCTAATTTGTTTAGGGTCTATAGTTCGATAATCAGAATACCGTGCCGATGACGATCGGGAAGCGCACGGAGACGCTGGGTTGTGTGTCCAGCTAGACTCTAATTTGTTTAGGGTTTGTAGCTTAATGTAAAGCCCTGCATTGTTGGCAGGAAGATGTTGGTAGGGCTGTAGTTAATCCAACCAAACCCTAAAAGTGGGTTTTAAATTAAAGGTACACTGCAACTCAGATCCGTTAGCAACCTTCGAGCAGGTGTGAGGCCTGCATTATTTTAAGAGGTTAGTAAAATGAAATATACTCGTATCAGACTTGTTGTTATTGAACCCGGTGAGCATAACAAAGGTGAGACAGGGATAAGAGTTATTGATCATAAGCACCCTTCTGCTGTTAGTGAAGATGAGGGCAAGATGCGAGATTATTACAATTCTGTACTGAGAGACTATAGAAATGAAGGGTACACAATAGTCTCTCATTCAATGAAAGAAATCACCAGAGAAGAATATTATACCAATAATTACTTTTAGTAAGGTAAATCATGAGTGATGCTTCTGTTATTAGCAAAACTAAATGTCCTGCTTGTGCTGCCAAAGGGCTAGATTATGATGACGATAATCTTATTAACTATGACAATGGCACATCACATTGCTTTGCCTGTGGTTATGATGATCAAGGTAAACAGTCTGCTCCAGTTTCTGAATTAATAGCAGGACCTCTTGCAGATTTATCTCGTACTCGTGGTATTAAAAAGGAAGCGACAGAAAAATATCGAGTAAGAGAAAAAATTTATACAGGTTATGTTTCTAAGAAGCAATATGTCACAAATGAATTGATTTATATTTTCCCTTACACAGAGAATGGTGTGGTTGTAGCACAAAAATTAAGAAGTGCTGTTAATAAGAAAGTCATGGGGAAAAGAGGTAAGACTAAAGGCAATAGGTTTTTTGGACAAGATAAATTTGAACCTTCAAAGCAGTGGCCTATTATAATAGTGGCCGGTGAGTTTGATGCACTTGCCTCTTATCAAATGACAGGTGTCCCCACAGTTAGTTTACCTGATGGTATTGATTCATGTGTCAGAGTAATTACTGAAAATATGACATGGCTTTCTCAATGGAAAGAGGTGATTATATCATTCGACAATTCACCAAATGAGCAGAGTTATGTAGAAAAAGTAATTCCACTGTTTGAGCCGGGATTTGCCAGAAACATGACATTTGAATTGAATGATGCTAATGACATGCTCAGGGCGAACAAAACTGAAGAGTATAAAAAGGCGCTGTGGAATGCTCAAAAGATTAAGCCTAAGTCTGTTGTTTCCTTTCTTGATATCATTGATGAATTATGCGTACAAGTTGAATGGGGATCGCCCTGGCCGTGGAAATACATGGATTTGGTGACTTATGGCATAAGAAAGAAAGAAGTTACACTAATTAGCGCCGATACTGGGATAGGTAAAGAGCAGCCTATGTCTGCTTTGATTTCTACACCAAATGGATGGAAAGAGATGGGGTCTTTGCGGGTTGGGGACATAATTCATGGCCAGACAGGGACAACTAAAGTTGTAAAAATCTTCCCCCAAGGGGTTAAGCCTGTTTATAGATTGGTATTATCTGACGGTAGATCCTGCGAAGCGGGCTTAGAGCACTTGTGGAAAACTTATTCTCGAGATCAGATTTATAAAAATAAACGTGATGGAAAAGATTTACATTCAATAAGAACCACAGCGCAGATGTTGGACATGCATTTGGATAATATTTATTTACCTAACTGCAATGCAGTTGAATACAGTGATAAAAATTTAATTATCCCCCCCTACTCATTGGGTGTTTTAATTGGTGATGGATGTTTGACATGCCCGGGTTTATCTATTAGTTCATCAGAGATAGATATTATTGAAGCAGTTTCAAGTGATTTGGGGTTGGCATTTACTAAAAACCCACTAAATTTTACTTATACTTTTTTGACGAAAGGGGCCAATACAGTTTATAAGAAATATATTAATGATATAGGATTGAATGTTAAGTCTCATGAAAAGTTTATCCCTAATGAATATTTGCAGAGCAGTGTTAATCAAAGGCTGTCCCTATTACAGGGGTTATTTGATACTGATGGTTCTGTGTCACCTTCGGGTTCATTTTCATATAGCACTACTAGCTCCAGATTAGCGAAAGATGTTGTTGAGTTGGCTAGGAGTCTAGGGATAATTACTAAAATAAAAAAAGAAAACAGAAATAAATACAAATCTGGTGTTTGTTTCATTATTCGTTTTATTACTAATAAAATCATTTTTACATCAAGGAAGCACGCTCAACGGTATAAAAGATATACTGATCGAATTAAAAACAGGTCTTATAGTCATGACCACGTTTCGATTAAGTCAATTGAATATATTCGAGATGAGGAATCACAGTGTATTGTAGTGGACAGTCCTGACCATTTATATTTAACTAATGATTATATAGTTACTCACAATACAGCATGGGCTTACAATGTTGTTGCTAATTGGCTAATGAATGGTCAAGCTTGTGCTCACTTTGATCTGGAGAGATCTAAGCAGGAGTCTGGTCAAAGATCATTGGGTTTAATAATGGGTGAACCAATTCACTTGCCTGATTATGCTGATTTTAATAAAGAGAGGATACGGCAAAAGGCCGAAGAAATTGGTGATTCTATGCACCTTTACGATGTTAGTTCAGGGCTGTTGGATTTAGAGTCTGTATTATCCAGTATGAGATATTTAAGGAAAGCACACAATGTGACACTGTTTGTTATTGATAATCTTTTAGCTCTTGCGTCTTATATTGGCGGTACAGGTGCTTCACATGAATTTGCTAGTAAAGCCATAGGCAGGGTCAAACATGTCACTAATGAACTGGATGTCCATACAATTGTATTAAACCATGTTATTAAGGATATCACAGGCGATGACGCAAATAATTGGCAAACTGGAAGACTACCAACTATTGATCACATTTATGGTGGTAAAGCTACGGCTGCGTTGGCCGACAATCTCTTGGTGGCTGCTAGGGATGTGCAGAATTCTGACCCAAGTATTAGAGAGACATTATTAATACAACCATTGAAATCTAAGTTTCATTCAAAAGAAACAGGAAAAGTGTTCAGGAATTATTTAGATCATAAAACCGGGAGGTTAGTTGAGTTTAAGGGTTGACAATTTATCTTAATTATGAGACAATAGTGGTTCAATGTTGATAGACAGATTAAATAATCAGAGGAAACATTAAAATGAGCAATGATTTGGGAGTTACATCAACTGGCGGTAAATCTTATCCTGTGTTAGAAGCTAAAGACTATGATGCTGTAGTGCATGGAATTGTTAGTCTGGGCAGGCATCCTGTCGAATACCAAGGAACCAAGAAAGAGCCCCAAGTATTTTTAAGGATTATTGTGGAGCTTCCAGAGGTTGTTAGAGAAGATGGAACAACCGCCACAACAGGAAAAAAGATTAAGGTCACTAATAGCGTTGATAAAGGGAACTTTGCTAAGTTCTTAACGGCATTGGGTGAGAAAGTGACAGAAGCTAATATTGAAAGTTATTTTTCTAACAACGCTCAAAAAGGTTTATTAGGGAAAGCTGTGGTAGTGACAGTGGAGCAATGGGAAAGCGATACTGGAACGGCTGCTAGCATCAAAGAGTTTACCAAATTAGACCCAAGATTGCCTAAACCACAAGCTAAAAGAGAAACATTCTTTTTTAACCCTTTATCACCTGATTTAAAAGTGTTTAAAGAGAATCTTACATTCAGAACTAAACAAGAGGTTATGTCAGCCTTAAATGCTAATCAATTTCCAGCAGAGCTCCACCAAGCGTGGAAAGAGGCTCAAGCGGAGAACGAGCAAAAGAAAACTAACAATCAGCAAACTGAAACGACTACGGCTGCGCCAGAATATTATAATGGCGATGAGCCACCATTTGATGTTGAGTCATTTGGGTAAATAGGTTCTTTATATGAAAACTGTTTAAGTTTTCTTACTTGGCATGGATGTCTGGCAGGATGCCACCTTTATTTTTATGTCTATAGCTCAATTGGTAGAGCAGCAGTCTCCAAAACTGTAGGTTGGGGGTTCGAATCCCTCTAGGCATACCATTTCGAGATTATATATTATGAAACCAGTTAAATTAGTCAATTCTTATGTGTATGTGGTGTTAGAATATCATTCAGAAACAACTGACCCCAGAGTGCATGGGGTTTATATTAATAAAGAAGAAGCAGATGGAAAAAGAGATAGGCTTTTGTTTGGTAAAACAAAGGATCTTATTCATACTCCAGCTACAGCTAAAAACTATGTTGCTGTTCTTAAGAAACCTCTTAAGGGTAAAGAACGTGACGTAGGGGATTTCTTGACTGGTTCTTGATTTTAAGCCTGTTTTGTATGGGACATAATTTTTAAAACAATTAAAAAACAATAGGTTAAGTTAATTTTGTTTCTTGACTGAAAACTTAAAGAAAGTTTTAATGAGGCTGAAATGAGTGATGATAACACTATTGATCCAAAAGAATGGCCTTTTGTTGAAAAATATGTGGAAGTGCGATATAACCTAGAGTTTAATCCAATACTAGATAAATATAATTTATCAAGAAAAGAAATATTGGAGTTTAACCGAGCAGTGCTTACAGTAATACGACAATTTATTAAGGCAGGTTATAAATAAATGCGCTCAATATTATTTGATACTGAAGCCAATGGATTATTGCCGACTGTAACTAAAATATGGTGCAGTTGTGCACAAGATTTACAAACCAGAGAGTGGTTTAAATTTACACCCGATACAGTACACCTGTTGCCAGAGTTATTGCAAAAATACGACATTTGTATAGGACATAATATTGTTGGTTACGATTTTCCTTTGCTTAAAAAAATGTACGGATTCGAATATAAAGGTATTATGTTTGACACATTGATTGCTTCACGCGTCTTATTTCCTGATATTGGCAAACATGGCTTAGATGATTGGGGCAAGAGAGTTGGTATTAATAAACCTAAGATTGATGATTGGTCGTATTATGATGAAGATAAGCTTAATCGTTGTGTAGAAGATGTTAAGATTAACTTTAAGGTATATGAAAGAATAATGGATCTTATCAATAAATATTCTATTCGCAATTCGCGAATCTCGTATAACTCTATGTTGCAGTGGATGTTCTTTGAACGCAAGATGACAGAGAATCTTGATCAACAAGAGGCTAATGGCTGGTATTTTGATATTGATGAATGTTATAGATTAATAGAATGGCTAGAGCCACAGATTAAAGAAACTGAGAATATTATTATTCCTAAACTTCCACCAGTTTATGCTAATTCATGGCGAAAGAAATCTACAGTTAAGCCATTTAAGAAGGATGGATCATTTACTGAATCCGTAATTAGATACACACCTGATGATCAGATTGATAATGTTGTGGGTGAATTTTGTAGGATACAGTTCAGGCCAATGAAGTTGAACGATTGGGAGTTTCTTAAAAATTATCTACTTAAATTGGGGTGGATTCCCCAGAAATGGAATTATCAAGAAGATAAGTTTGGAAAGCCTATTAAAGATCCTAATACTAAGCAACCTATTAAAACATCCCCTAAATTACCAAAAGGTGATGAATGGGATTTAGTTGCTGATATGGCGCATAACAGTGACTTAAAACTGTTTGCTCAATATAATAAAATGTGTCATAGGATAAATATTCTTAAGGGCTATGCCGAGAATTGCAGAGGGGATCATAGAATACCGGCAGTATGCATAAGCCCTGATCAAGTCACTCAAAGATGTAGCCCAAAAATAGTGGCTAATGTTCCTAGGGCAGACGGCAAGAGCTATCTTGGCAAAGAAATGAGGGGATTGTTTCAGGCGGCACCCGGCAGAATATTGGTTGGGTGTGATGCTGATTCATTAGAGGCTCGGATAACTGCTCATTTTATTTACCCTTATGATAAAACTCTTTCTGATATGTTGATTAGTGGTGACATACATGAGATTAATGTAGAGAAATATAATAAATATAACATTAAAGACAGGGGCACAGCTAAAGGAATGCTTTATGCGCTTCTCTATGGCGCTCAAATAGCAAAGCTTATGGAAATATTTAGTTTAAGTGAGAAGCAAGCCAGAGAGCTGTATGAGGCTTTTTGGGGTGAATATATTGGTGTTTTGAAGTTTAGGCAAGAGGTTGAGGCAGAATATAAGAAATATGGCTATATTGTGGGGATTGATGGCAGGCCATTGACTGTTCGCTATAAGCATGCTGCTATTAATACTAAGATTCAGTCGTGTGGAGCATTAACAATGAAATTAGCGTATTGTATTTTTGCCAAGAAAATAAGAGAAATGGACTGTAAGCTTATAGGGTTTTTTCACGACGAGATAGATTCAGAGTGCCATATTAATCTGCCGGAACAGGTTGGAGAGATGACAGCGGGATCAATGACAGAGGCAGGGAAACAGTTTAAATTGAATGTGCCTATCACGGGCAGCTATAAGATAGGTATGTCGTGGAAGGAGATTCATTAATGAAGAAACCAAAAGATTTATTAATGTTAATAGCAGTGTTATTGGTAGGAGTAATATTAGGGTTACAAGTTAAAGTTGTTAGCGCAGAGAGAAGCCCTAAATTAATAAAATGTTTGACAGATTGTGAAGATAAGTATTATAACGATGCGCATAATTATGGATTGGGAATTGCTCTTTATAAGCTAGATATTTGCCGTTCGCGTTGTTTTGGGGATGAATAATGAAAGAATTAAAATTACTTATTGTTGCATTAATAGTGTTAATTGGTGCAATATTTTCATTTAACAAAGCTTTTGGGATGACATTTAAACAAGCACAATCAATCTATTATCAAGTAGCACATAAAAATCTCTTTACCGTCCCGCCATTTAAATATGATCCTACATCTGATATTGATGCTTATTGGACTGGTTATTATGTTGTTGTTACTCAAGGATTATTAGACAGTGTTAGAAACAATAATGAAATGGCTGTTATATTAGGGCATGAATTGGGGCATTATCAACAAGCGCATTGGAGTGATAGCAAAACAAATGAATTGTTAGCAGACAGATTAGGATTTACATTTGCAGTTAAGGCTGGATATAGTGGATGTAAAGGTATGAGATGGATCTTAAGAAATGGTTATGAGAACAGCGATCATCCTAGTGGTAGGGACAGATATAACAGATTGTGTGGGGGTAAGAGATAATGAAGCTTGATTATGCTAATATGACACCCTATACCCGTAAATTAATTTTAGATTTTACTTATAAAATTTTGCACGGTGAAGAGCGGCACAGACAATGGCTGCTTAAAGCAGCAGAAAACTATGTTGCAGGTAAAGAAGTTAATGACAATAATCCATATACTAAATAAGGGTATTTAATAAATGCTTACAGGTATTTGTGAATCAGACGAACTAATCATGGCTGCATGCACAGCAGTCAATAAGCATGGCTACAGGGTTGTAACATCTAAAGGTAATCTGTATATGCCTTTTAAGGACTTAAGAAAGCCAAGGTTGAAGAAACCATTGTTAGAATGGCTAGCCAAGAAGGGCAAGTCTCATTTGCAGATTGAAGAATATAACCAATGTGATAACTTAAATGGTGCTCTATGGCAGCTAAAGAAGACAATAGGGCGCTGGTACAGGTTAACAGGATGTGATATTATACAGTTTTGGTTAGGCCCGACAGATGGCTCTAATTTTAGATTTAAAAGTGCCGTAACATTGCCGTACAAAGGACACAGGAAAGAGAAGCCAGAAATATGGGGTGCTGTGAGAGAATATCTAATAAATGTGTATGGTGCTCAGGTTATACATGGATATGAATGTGACGATATTTTAGGTATGAATGGGGATAAATCGCCGACACCTGCAAACGTTTTGCCTCCACCTCCGGAGACTATCCTTATACATAAAGATAAAGACATATTTATGGTTCCGGGTTGGCATTTTAATACACAGACAGAGGAATTTGAATATGTTGACAGATTTGGCAAATTATGGCTTAATGATAGTGGAAAGCTTAAGGGCAGGGGTATAATGTTCTTCTATGCTCAATTATTGATGGGGGATGCTACAGATAATATACCTTCACTTAAGAAAGGTAAATATGGGGATAAGACAGTATATAAACTATTAGCTGATTTGAAAACAGAAGAGGAATTATTAATGGCAGTTATGTACGAATATAAAAAAGTTATGGGGGATAATTGGAGAGAAAGATTATTAGAACAGGCAGATTTAGTTTGGATATGCCAAGAAAAGGGGGTTCATGGCAGCCATTATATTTTAGATAAACTAGGGGAACTTGATGTTAGATAAAATAACTTATGTTGCACGTTTAGTGTTGTTGTTTTTAACTGGGGTGTTAGTAGGATTAATGTTAGCAGCATTGACCAGTGTTAAACAACATACCACACAACTCACTTCCAAAGATGCATTAGAGATATTCAAGGAATTTAAGAAATATACAGGTGCTCCTGATATTATTCCCTCTTTATCCATTCAAGATGACAGTGTGGTTAACGCTTATGCATCCAGTAATGAGATTATTGTTACTACAGGAATGCTTAACTTTTGCAAGTCTAAAGATGAATTAGCAGCTATTATAGGCCATGAAATGGGGCATGTTATTATGAACCATGTTAATGGAGCTAGGGCTGTTGATCAACGTCTGGATGAAGCTAATAGTGATAAGTTTGGTATTTACTTGATGCTTCGAGCCAATTATAACGTTTGTGATGCTAGAAAGATATGGCTGAGATTAAGAGAAGAAGAAGGGGATAATACGATAACCAAATCTCACCCTGATTATAGTTTTAGAGAATGGTCATTAACCTTTCCACAATGTGAATAAGGAGCTAATAATGGATATACATGTATTATTGATTTGTGGAATATTTTTAATGCCTGTAGCTGTTATTTTAGCTATGGGTGCATTCTGGGTTTATATATGGGTTAAAGAGCAATTCGGCCTTGGCAAAAATTATTATTTATTTGTTGATGATAAATCGGGCGATTTAATAAAAAAGGGAATTAAAAAGAAATGCCAAGAGGAATAAAAACAAGAAACACAGGACGCTGGACTGAGGCTTATTTCTGGGGGCAGTTTAGAAGCTGCCTGCGTAAGATGAGCATGTATTGGCGTACAGGTGAAGATTATCTATTTAGTATTAGAAGAGCTAATACAGGGACAGGGCGGCACAGGTTTGAATACCCCTGTGAAATGTGTGGTCAATGGTTTGATAGGAAGCAAATAGAGCTTGATCACAAAGTACCTGTTGGTTCTCTTAAATGTGTAGAAGATTTGCCGGGATTTTTCACAAGACTGTTTGTAGAGATCGATGGATGGCAGAGTCTATGTCATGAATGTCACCAGAAGAAGACACATGGAGAATAGATTATGAAAAAGATTGATATTCAAAAAGAGATTTTAAAACTCGCTCAAGATAAAATAAATGAAGAATATGAGAGATTTGGTAAATTGCTAAAACAATTAGAGTACAACAATACCCATTATAACAGTACGGATTATTTTGTTATAAAAGAAATAAAAGATAATGCTAATCTTAAAGCCTATAGTGATGGTCTTTTAGTTGCTATGGATTGTGTTGCATTGGTTTATTATAATCTTAAAGATAAAGAGCAGCCTATTGACAATTCTACAGATTCATGAGAGAATATCCATATGATACTTACAGACGATATTATCAAATTTACTCATACATTATTCCCACAACAAAATTGTGTTGGGGAAGCCTTATTTTGGCTAGCAGGGATAACTCAAGCTGTATTGGATTTAGATCACCCTGATACAGATATAAGAAAAGATGCGGAACAATATTTAACATCTGATTTGATCAAATATCATTGTGCATTGATTAACTGTGATTATGACCAAATGAAACATTGTTTTAATTTGCCATACATGAGATTGTGGGTTAAGAACTTAAGACGTAGAGAGAAATATATTGCTGGGAGAAATAAGCCATGAGCAGAGAGATTGAGTTTAGGGTGTGGAATAAAAAAGGCAACTATTTTATAGATCCAGAAGATAATTTTTTATCTCTAAACGGTGTTTTATTTGAGAACACTGAAATATTTACTTTTGCTTTAGGTGAACTGTCTAAAAAGGATTTCATCATCGAACAGTTTACTGGCCTTAAGGATAAGAACGGAACTAAGATATTTGAAGGGGATATATTAACTTTCCCCAATGATGGCTATGATCCAAGTGAGGGGGAATCCCCTGTGTTTTTAGCAGGAATAAGATGGGATGAAAAATATTTAACATGGGAAATTTATGATGAAGATGTTGGTGAAATAGAGTCGTTGTGGGAATATTTAGATGAAAATAATAATGTAGAAGGCGAAGTAATAGGTAATATACATGAGAATCCAGAATTGTTGGAGAAAGAATAATGCGTGATTTTGGAGAATGGATGAATTCAATGGCCAATTCAATAGAAGATGCCTCAGAATTTTCTAAAGATATGCCATCTAATGCCACTAACAATAACAATGTTATGCAGGATTGTTGGTATAAAGCTATCCAATCAGCGCCTATTCCTGTACAGACAGAGGATGATGTTAAAGAATTCTTAGATGTATTTACAGAGGCATTCTACGATTATATTGATTGGAACACATGGAATGATGCCGATTCAGATAAAGAGGCTGTAGAGTATTTTACTAATCTTAAGAATAAAATATTTGGGATTAAAGAATGAAATCTAATTATTTCTGTATGAACTCAGGACAAGAGATCTATATAGATAGATTCTCTGCTGATATGGTTAACATTAATGACATAGCTCACCATTTATCCAAGATTCAGCGATATGGTGGTGCTCAAGAATTAACTATGCATTATTCTGTAGCACAGCATAGCATATTAATGGCTGAATGGTGTTACAAGTTTTATGAGGATGTAGAATTAGTTAAACTAGCATTATTACATGATGCGTCAGAGGCGTACTTAGGGGATGTTAATTCTATTCTTAAACGTATGCTGCCTGATTACATGGCTATTGAAGAGAGGGTGCAAGATGTCATATTAAAGAAATATCTAGGAGAGGATTATTCTTTAGAGTGGTATTCAGTAATTCATGCTTTGGATAAAACTATTTTGGTGAACGAGGCTAAAGCATTATTCCCTTTACATATACAAAAGAAATATATTGATGTTAAATGCAGGGGGATTGAAGGAATACCTGTTAATCCTTACAGAGATCCGGAAGCTGTTAAGAGAGAGTTTCTAGAGTGGTGTAATAAATTGGGGATTAAAGATAATGGTCAGAGTCAAAGCAAATAAAGAGTTATATAAACAATACACAGATAAGACAGAAAGTGCACCAAAACGAAATTATAAAGGTATTGACCCCAAAGAATCATTAGCCTCTAAGAAATATTGTTTTGACAGCATTCCCATTACAGCTACATTACATTTATCCAAGGGCAACAGCCACGGCGGTTTTAAGTATGGCATATATAATTGGCTAGAATTGCCTGATAACAGTATGTCTATGATGACCTATATTAATGCTATACATAGGCATTGGTTGTTGCTTAAAGCTGGGCAGGATTTGACTAGCGACGCTCAGGTGCATCATCTAGCTGCTATTATGGCTGGGTGTGCTGTGGCATTAGATGCAATAACTTTTGGTAAGATGAAAGATGATAGGATTAAGCTGTCACCAGAACAAATAGAGATACTGGAGGAGATGATAAACAATGAAGATTGAGTTAAATAATTCACAAATTAATACAATAATTGAGTGTTTAACTGATGCATGGGGCAGCATCGCGAGTTTTCTAGTCGCAGGGGATCCAAAATGAGCAGATTAAAAGACGAGCAATTATTAGATCACGAAATATACAATATTAACGATATTCATGAACCAACGTTTCGTAAAAAAGCCCAAGAGGTGTTTGATCGGCTTGACAAACTATTAGAGGAATCTGATGATGAACTGGCTAACTAGAGTACTAAACGAATTAATAACAAAGATAGTAAAAAAAGAGACAACTGTAAGTAGCTCGGAAGTGAATCAGCTTCCGAGACCTTCAGAGCCAGTAGAAATATACATAGAGCCTAGGAATCCAGAGCCAATCTCAGATGGTTTAATGCACATGTCATTAGATGGTAAGATTGAATTAATTGGTCATGAAGGTATTTGCCTACAACTATATCTAGATTCTGTAGGTGTACGAACTATTGGTGCAGGAGCTACAGTGACAGAAATACCAAACATTAATTCTTTACCTTGGTCATATACAATCACAATGAAAGAAGCATTAGAATTGTTTGATAAATCATTAGCTAAATATGAGAATGCTGTCAGAAAGGCTCTTAATAAGCCGGTTAAACAAACTCAATTTGATGCGTTAGTCAGTTGGGCTTACAATGTTGGCGTTGGTTGGGCGCCTAAAGCTACAGTGATAAAATTACTTAATCAGGGTGTAACAGATAAAACACGATTAAGGAATGCTTTAATGCAATACAACAAGCCCCCAGAAATTAAAGGCAGGAGAGCCAAAGAGGCCAAACTGTTAACTGACGGTGTTTACAGTAATGGTGGTAAAGCTTTAGTATTTCCTGTTAATCCAAAAACACATAAACCGATATACAATAAAGGGAAACAAGTTACTGTTAAGGAATTGTTATGACAACAATTTGCTACGATGGTGTATACATAGCCGCTG